GGACAATCGAGCCGATCATTTCCGCTATTGTTGATGAGATGAAACGAAAGTTTCTGACCAAAACTGCCCGATCACAACGACAGTCGATTTCGTTCTTCAGAGATCCGTTTAAGTTGGTTCCTGTTAATGAAATCGCTGAAATTGCTGACAAATTCACGAGAAATGAAATCATGACTTCGAATGAAATTCGTCAGGTCGTTGGTATGAAACCTTCTGATGACCCAAGAGCAGACGAACTCAGAAACAAGAATCTGAGTGAACCGTCCGGCTCCGATCAGCAGTCAGAAGAAATGCCTATTGCCGAAGTTGATTCAATTAGAGACTCAGCAAGTGATTTGGACGACAAAATCTCTAAGCAAAAATCGAAAAAGTAAGGAGGAAATTCAAAATGAGTAGACCTTTTTCGGTTGAGGCTTGTGATTTCAGCGGCTGGGCAACCCGAAACGACCTTAAGTGTTCCGATGGACGAGTAATTCGTCGGGACGCCTTTAAGAATAACGACGGTATTAAAGTCCCGCTGGTCTGGAATCATCAGCACAACAGTCCTCGTGATGTTCTCGGTCATGCATGGCTTGAGAACCGTGAGGAAGGTGTTTACACCTATGGCTTCCTCAATGACACCGCTGACGGTGAAATTGCGAAGGTCCTTATTAAGCACGGTGACATCTGTGCTCTGTCCATTTACGCCAATCAGCTTCAGCAGGCTGGTCCTGATGTGCTGCATGGCTGTATTTGTGAGGTGAGCCTGGTGCATAAGGGTGCTAACCCCGGTGCATTTATTGATTCTATGCTGAAGCACGGCGAAATGTCCGATGATGAGGCTATCATCTATACCGGAATGCCTCTCTGTCTTTCTCATTCTGCGGAATCTAAGGATGATCCGGAAGACGAGGAAAAGAAGGATTCCAAAGAGGACAAGCCTGCTGAAAACAAGGAAGAGAAGAAGGACAATGAAGAGACGATTGCTGATGTGATCGATTCCATGTCCGAGAAGCAGCAGAATGTCATGTATGCGCTTATCGCACAGGCTCTCGAAGGCGAACCCGAAAAGGAATCCAAGGATGATTCCGACAACAAATCTGAATCCAATAAGGAGGATAACACAATGAAACACAATGTCTTTGACAACGATCAGCAGAAGAAGACCGAGGTTCTGTCTCATGCTGACCAGGCAAGCATCATTTCTATGGCTAAGTCCAACAGCGTCGGCAGTCTTCGTACTGCTATGGACATCTACGCAGAGCAGAATCCTGACAGCGTTCTGGCTCATGGTATCGACGGTATTGAAACCCTGTTTCCCGAGTACAAGGATGTTCGTCCCGGTGCTCCCGAACTGCTTACCACTGACCAGGGTTGGGTGAATGAGGTTCTGAAGAAGGTTCACAAGAGCCCTATCTCCCGTATCCGTACCCGCCAGGCTGATCTGCGTAACATCGAGGCTCTCCGTGCCAAGGGTTATAAGAAGGGTGCCCAAAAGGGTTATGTTGGCAATATTCAGCTGCTCCACAGAACGACTGATCCTCAGACCGTGTATGTAAAGAGTAAGCTTGATCGTGACGACATCATCGATATTCAGGACTTCGATGTGGTGCAGTACCTGTATGGTATTGACCGTATGAACCTGAACGAGGAACTGGCTACGGCTATCATGATCGGTGACGGTCGTGAGGTTGGTGCTGACGGCAAGATCGCTGAGGATAAGATCCGCCCGATCTGGCTGGATGACGAGCTGTACACCATTCATGCTGATGTCGACATTGCCGGCATGAAGGCTACTCTCCAGGGCACCAACACTTCCGCTAATTTCGGCGAGAATTACATTTACGCAGAAGCCGTGATTCAGTCTCTGCTGTATGCTCGTGAGAAGTATAAGGGTTCCGGCACTCCCGACTTCTACTGCACGCCTCATCTGGTCAATGTCATGCTGCTTGCCCGTGACCTGAATGGACGCCGCATTTATGACAAGGTCAGCGATCTGGCTGCGGCTCTGAATGTTGGCCAGATTATCACTGCTGAGCAGTTTGAGGGCAAGACTCGTACTACCACGGACAGCAAGACCAAGAAGCTTCTGGGACTGATGGTCAATCTGGCTGATTATTCTCTGGGCGCTACCAAGGGCGGTGAAATCACTCACTTCACTGATTTCGACATCGATTTCAACCAGGAGAAGAGCCTGCTGGAGACTCGTTGCTCCGGCGCCAATACTCGTGTCATGTCCGCTATTGCTCTGGAAGAGGATGTCACTACTAATATTGGCGGCTAAATTCAGCGAGGAGTGAAAATTCAAAATGGCTAAATTTTATGGAGTAATCGGCTACGCTGTAACAGAAGAGACTAAGCCGGGCGTTTGGGCAGAGAAGATCATCGAGCGTATGTACTATGGTGATCTAACTCGTAACACTCGTAGGCTTCAGCCTGCGGAACAACTCAACGACAACATCAATGTTGCGAATGAGATCAGTATCGTAGCCGATCCATTTGCCAATGAGAATTTTCATTCGATGAGATACGTTGAGTTTATGGGTGCTAAATGGAAAGTCACAAGCGTCGAAGTTCAGTACCCAAGACTTATACTGACTGTGGGAGGTGTATACAATGGCGAGCAGGCTTAATCTGCAAACTTTCCTGGAAGAAATCCTTGAAAGCAGAAATGTGTATTTTCAACCTCCTGAGTCGGTAAAAATGAAATACCCCGCTATCGTTTATGCACTTGATGATATCGAAAATGTGCACGCCGATAACGGGGTTTATTTATCTCACAGACACTATTCCGTCACTGTCATTGACTCTGACCCGGATAGTGAGCTTGTCGGTAAGGTGGTTTCTATACCCACATGCCGATTTGAACGATATTATGCAAGCGAGAATCTGAATCATTGGAAGTTCTCGCTCTATTTTTGATAAGGAGGAATATCTTTATGTCCAAAATCATTTGGGATAAAACTGGCGAGCGCCTGTACGAAACCGGCTGTGACCATGGCGTTCTCTATCCGATGCAGACCGGCGGTGTTTATAACAAGGGCGTTGCATGGAATGGTCTGACTGCCGTTACAGAGAGCCCTTCCGGTGCTGAGGCTTCCCCTATTTACGCCGATAACATCAAGTATGTGAATCTGGTTTCCAACGAGGAGTTCGGCGCTACTGTTGAGGCATATATGTACCCCGATGAGTTTGCCGAGTGTGATGGTTCCGTTGAGATCATGCCCGGTATGCACGCAGGCCAGCAGTCCCGTAAGACTTTCGGCTTGGCATATCGTACCATTCTGGGTAACGATACCGATCTGAACGATTACGGTTATAAGCTGCATCTGGTTTATGGCTGCCTGGCAGCACCCTCTGAAAAGGGTTACAGCACTGTCAACGATAGTCCTGAGGCGGCTACTCTGTCCTGGGAGATCAGCACCACGCCTGTTTCTATCAACAAGCTGGTCAACGGTAAGAAGCTGAAGCCGACCGCCACGCTGACCTTCGACTCTACTAAGTTTAGTGCCGAGTTCATGACCCAGCTGGAAGAGATCCTGTACGGTAAGGACCCGACCACCGATGGCGGTAACGATGGTGTCGAGCCTCGTCTGCCTCTGCCTGATGAGATTATCGAGCTGTTCGATGAGACTCAGAATCCGCAGGGCTAATCTGTAAAAATTATGGAGCCGTATTCAGGTAAGCTGGCGGCTCCTACTTTTTTTAATTTGAAAGGAGAAAAATTTCAATGACTAAGGAAACTATCACTTATACCGATCTGAATGGCATTCAGAGAACTGAAGACTTTTACTTCGATCTGTCCAAGCCTGAAATCGTAAAAATGCAGGCCAGCGCCAAGGGCGGCTACGATGTTCAGCTTAAGAGTATCGCTGCCAGCCCGAATGGGGCGCTTATTATGGAGTTCTTCGAGAACTTTATTAAGACCGCCTATGGCGAGAAGAGCGATGACGGCAGACGCTTCATGAAGTCTGAGGAAATTTCCAGAGGCTTTATGGAAACCCCCGCTTATGAGGTGCTGTTCGAGAAGCTTGTCACCGACGCCGGTGCCGCATCCGAATTTGTCAACCGTGTGATGCGTGCCAACGGCAATAAGCAGGTTACGCCCATCGCATCTAATTAAAGAAAACTCGGAGGACTAAGGAATGCTGAAAATTACTGTGCCGGCTGCCGAGTTTTGGGATGAAATTCATGAGGAATTTGTTTACAAGAAAGAGCAGACTTTGCAGTTGGAGCATTCCTTAGTCTCTCTTTCAAAATGGGAAAGCAAATGGAACAAGGCATTTCTCGGAAAACAAGAAAAAACCGACGAGGAAATTCTTGATTATGTACGATGTATGACCTTAACCCAGAATGTCGATCCCGAAGTATATACTCGGCTGTCTGCTGAAAACTACGCCGCCATCAATGCGTACATCGAAGCACCTATGACCGCAACTTGCCTTATCGAGGAGAAGCAGACCAGAGGCAATAAAGAAACGGTTACATCGGAGCTTATTTACTACTGGATGATTTCTTATAACATCCCTGTAGAGTTTCAAAAATGGCATTTGAACAGACTGCTGACCCTCATACGGGTATGTAATGTCAAGAACTCTCCACCTAAGCGAAGAAGTAAGCGTGAAATGTGGAATCGGAATGCAGCTATTAACGCTGCCAATCGAAAACGCTTTGGCTCTAAGGGGTGATTGAATGAACAGACGATGCCGAAAATGCATGTTAAGGCGAGTTTGCCATAAAAAGCAGCCTTACAATAACTGGCTTAAAACTTTTACCAAAAAAGCAGTAGCAATCATTCTGGCGGTTTCGCTGGTTGATTTGCAACTGTCTTATGTGCTTGCCTTTATGGGGCAAGTACAAATTGCGGAATCGCTTTCCAGCACAATAGCGTCGACCGTTGTCGGGGTTATACTTGGCTACTTCTTCAAAGCCCTTTTCGAAACATTCTTCGAAAAGCGTGAAGAACGACTCAAGCAGGAAAGCGAACCAGAAGAAAATACGAATTATGAGGAGGTTTAGTTATGCCTATCAGTTTTTTGACTACAGCACTGTTAATCGTATCCGTTATCACGAATCTGACAGTTGAGGGCATTAAGAAGCTGCTTGACGGAACGAAGGTCAAGTATTCTTCTAATGTTCTTGCGGCTATTTTATCCGTCTTGATCGCCTGTGCTGTTAGCGTGATTTACCTTATCATGACTGACACCGTCTTCACCATGAAGATCGGAGTTGAGATCGTTGTCCTGATGTATCTGGGCTTCTTGATCTCTACGGTTGGCTATGACAAGGTGATTCAGATGTTGAAGCAGATTCAAAGCGTGAAGGAGGAAACGAAAAATGAGTAACAGTCCTCTGGTATCCTATACCAAGTTGAGCCCGAATCATTCCGGGCAGAGAACCCATGCCGTTGACCGTATTACACCTCATTGCGTAGTCGGTCAGTGCTCGGTAGAAACCCTGGGCAATATTTTTGCTCCGACTTCTCGGCAGGCTTCTTGTCAGTACGGTATCGGTGTAGACGGTCGAGTAGGTATGTATGTGGAGGAGAAGAATCGTTCCTGGTGTTCTTCTTCCAATGCTAACGACCAGCGTGCGATTACAATCGAGTGCGCCAGTGATGCTACACACCCCTATGCATTCAATGATATTGTGTACGCCAAGCTGATCGAGCTTTGTGCGGACATTTGCAAGCGTTATGGAAAGACCAAGTTGCTGTGGCTCGGTGATAAGACAAAGACTCTGAACTATGAGCCTGCTTCCAATGAAATGGTTCTGACTGTACATCGTTGGTTTGCCAATAAGAGTTGCCCTGGTGATTGGATGTATGCTCGAATGGGTGATCTTGCATCCAAAGTTACCGCGAAGCTCGGAGGTTTCACCGGTGGAAACGATAAGCCGGTCGACAACCAGGTACTTTATCGGGTTCAGACAGGAGCTTTCAGCAATAAAGCAAATGCGGATGCTATGCTTCAGAAAGTGAAAGCTGCCGGTTTCGATACTTACATGGTCAAGGTTGATAACCTTTACAAGATTCAGGTCGGTGCTTTCAGCAAGAAAGCGAATGCCGATGCAATGGCTGCAAGGCTGAAAGCTGCTGGATTCGACACCTATGTAACGACTAAAAGCGGGACGGCGGTTTCGGCATCTTCAGCTAAGAAAAGCACTGACCAGGTTGCCCGTGAAGTGATTCAGGGGTTGTGGGGTAACGGCGCTGATAGAACTAATCGTCTGAAGGCGGCTGGTTACGATCCTTCCGTGATACAGAATCGGGTTAATCAGCTTCTTAAATAAGGAGGTCCGTGAATGATAAGGTTCAGTCACAAGGGAGACTTCTCTAAAGTTACACGCTTTTTGGAGAGGGCAAAGGAAGTGGTCCATCTCGGAGACCTCGACAAGTATGGCCGAGAAGGGGTCGCTGCTCTTGCGTCTGCAACGCCTGTCGATTCCGGTTTGACCGCCAGTTCATGGTATTACGAAATCGTAAACCGAAATGGATCTGCAAAGATTACCTTTTATAACTCAAATATTCAAAATGGGGTTCCGATAGCGATCATCCTGCAATATGGTCACGGAACCCGTAACGGAGGCTGGGTACAGGGGCGAGATTATATCAATCCTGCTATCCAGCCTATTTTTGACAAAATTGCAAATGAAGCATGGAAGGAGGTTACGAAGCTATGAGTAAAACTATCGACGAAAGAGTCGTAGAAATGCGGTTTGACAATAAGCAGTTTGAGAGCAATGTTCAGACCAGTCTGTCCACCATTGAAAAATTAAAGAAGAGTTTGGATATGGACGGCGCTACAAAGGGTCTTGAAAGCATTGACAGTGCTGCTAAGAAAGTCGATATGTCGGGGCTTGGCTCTGCGGTTGAAACAGTAAAGACTCGATTCTCGGCATTGGAGATCATGGCTGTAACCGCCCTTGCAAACATCACCAACTCAGTTGTAAATACCGGTAAACAGATGCTCCACTCCTTGACAATCGAACCCATTAGTCAGGGCTTTGAGGAATACGAGCTGAAGATGGGGTCAATTCAGACCATCATGATGAGTACCGGCGCCTCTCTTGAAGAAGTTAATAAGTATCTTCAGGAATTGAACACTTACTCGGATAAGACCATTTACTCCTTCCAGGATATGACTTCCAACATCGGTAAATTTACCAATGCTGGTGTCGGTCTTGAGGATGCAGTAATGGCTATTCAGGGTGTGTCGAATGTTGCCGCTGTGTCCGGCGCCAATGCAAATGAGGCATCCCGTGCCATGTATAACTTTGCGCAGGCACTGTCTGCCGGTTATGTCAAGCTGATTGACTGGAAGTCAATTGAGAATGCTAATATGGCGACCGTTGAATTTAAGACTCAGCTTCTTGAGTCGGCTGTTGCCTGTGGCACCTTGACTAAAACTGCCGACGGCATGTATAAAACGGTTAAGGGTAATGTCATCGATGCTACACATGGCTTCAATGATTCTTTGCAGGATCAGTGGATGACCACGGAAGCTCTGGTCGGTACTCTTCGCAATTATGCGGATGAAACGACTGAAATCGGTGCTAAAGCATTTGCGGCTGCACAGGATGTTAAGACATTCACTCAGTTGATAGATACTCTCAAGGAAGCCGTAGGCTCCGGATGGGCAAATACATGGGAAATCCTGTTTGGTGATTTTGAGGAAGCCAAAGAACTTTGGACTGGACTCAGCCAGGTTATCGGTGGATTTATCGATGCCCAAGCAGATGCTCGCAATGAGATGTTGCAAGGGTGGAAAGATCTTGGCGGAAGAACCAAACTGATTGAGGCACTTAAAAATGCTTTTGAAGGCGTTCAGAGTGTTATCAAACCGATCTATGAGGCATTCCGTGAGATATTTCCTCCCACCACAGCCCAGCAGCTTTATGATATTACTGAGAATTTGCGAAAATTCACAGCAAATTTGAAGCTCAGTGATACAGCTTCAGCTAATCTAAAATCCACTTTCAAAGGCTTGTTTGCGATCTTGGACATCGTTAAACAAGCCTTTTCTGCTATATTTACGGCAATTAAACCGTTGTTTGGCGGGTTTGGAACACTCGGAGATGGAATTCTTGGTTTCACTGGTGGGATTGGCGATACTATTGTTGCGTTTGATGAGTTTATCAAAACCAGCGGAGCATTCCAGAAAGTTGGTGAGGGTATCGCTACGGTCATACAGACAATTATGACAGCTTTATCCACACTGAAGAACAAGATCAAAGAAAAATTTGAATCCGCCAATTTCGAATTGTTTCATTCTCTGCTTGAGCGAATTCATGAGAGGATGACTCAAGTCGGAGAAGCAGCCGGTGAGATGAAATCTGGGGTTATCGTCGCCTTTGAGGTCATTGGTGAGGCTCTTGCTAATTGCCAATTTGTTCAGCTTCTCTCTGCTGTGTGGAACGCCGTTAAGACAATCGGAAGTGGCATCGTTAAAATCCTTGGCGAACTCGGCAGTTCTTTAGCAAAGAATCTCGGTGAAGCTAATTTCAGCGGAATTATTGATCTGCTGAATGGTATCTCGTTCGGTGCTATTGCTGTCGGTATCACAAAGTTTGTCGGCACCTTCCGAAAAGCTATTGAAGATATCGGCAGTTTCAAGGAATCTTTTATCGGAATTCTTGACAGTGTTCGAGGATGCTTTGAAGCTTACCAGACTCAGTTGCAGGCTGGTACATTGCTGAAGATCGCGTCGGCTATTGCTATTCTTACTGCATCTTTGATTGCGCTTAGTCTTGTGGACAGCGAAAAGCTGAATGTAGCCCTTGGAGCAATCACTGTGCTATTCGCTGAACTTCTTGCTTCGATGGCTGTATTCAACAAAATCAGCGGTCAGGCAACTGGTGTGATGAAGAGTGTAACTGCTATGCTCGGAATTGCTACGGCAGTGCTGATTTTGGCGAGCGCACTTAAAAAGATTGCTGATCTGGATGCAAAGCAGCTTACTACTGGTCTGATTGGTGTTGCAGGTTTGACGACTATGATGGTTGCCGCAGCCAGAGCTATGAGTTCCAACAGTAAAACCATCATCAAGGGTGCTACTCAAATGGTGATCTTTGCAGCCGCAATCAAGATTCTTGCTTCTGTTTGCGAGCAACTTGCTAAATTGGACTGGAACCAGCTTGCGAAAGGTCTTGTCGGCGTTGGTGTATTGCTTGCCGAGGTTTCTCTGTTCCTGAGAACCGCAAAATTCAGCGGTAAATCCATTACTACGGCTACAGGCATCGTGATTCTTTCTGCAGCAATCAAGGTGTTGGCTTCTGCCTGCAAGGACTTCGGCGAGATGAAATGGGAAGAAATCGGTAAGGGGCTTGCATCTATTGCAGTGCTTCTTGCTGAGGTTACCGCTTTCACCAAGCTTACTGGTAACGCTAAACATGTAATCTCTACAGGTGTAGCACTCGTTGCTATCGGAGCAGCCATGAAGATATTCGCATCGGCTGTAAAAGACTTCTCTGGAATGCAGTGGGACGAAATTGCAAGAGGTCTTGTTGCTATGGCCGGGGCTTTGGCGGCGGTTACAATTGCCGTCAACTTCATGCCGAAAAGCATGATCGGCATCGGCACTGGTCTTATTGCTGTCTCTGCGGCTTTACTTATACTTGCCAATGCTCTTAACCAGATGGGTTCAATGTCTTGGGAGGAAATCGCCAAGGGTCTTGAGTTCATCCAGACGCTGGAAGACAACCACGTGATCCCCAGCTCCGAAACCCTGACGGGCGACGGCGCGGACAGCCTGGACAAGAACCCCAAGTGGATGGAAGGCAAGTATGCCGGCATCTTCGAGTGGGATTCCTCCGCGAGCAAGTTTGAAAAGGCGCTGAGCGAGGGTCAGGAGTTCGTCGTCGGCAACTACTTCGCCGACATGGGCGAATACCACGGCGGCTTCACCAAGGTTT